TGCCGACATGGTTCACCGCCGTGCGGACCAGTGTTTCAGCCTGCCGCCGCGACCGCGTACCAACTAGACTGCTGACCTCCCGCGCCAGCTCCTGCACCGTGCGGCCTTCGATCACTCCGGCCTGAATCGCTGTCTTGATCTGCCTATCCATGCTACCGGCGAACTCGGTGATAAGCTGGTTCAACGTCAGGTTTTTGATCTGATTGCCGGACACCAGCCGCATCTGTGAGCGGGTAACAACCGCGGCAATCTGGTCAACGGACGGCAAAACAGTCTCCACAGAGACGGCGGTCTGCAAAGCCTTGGCGGCAAACTCAGCCTGGTATTGCGCCAGCTCGGTCAGGCTGTCGGCCAACTGGATCTCAAGCTGGCCGGTGATCTCGGTAATGATCCGGGACAAATCAGCCTGCAAGCCTGCAAGCCGCACCGCCTGAAACTCGGTCGGCGTCTGCATCATGCGAACCTCAAGACTGTTGCGCAGATTCGTCAGTATCGGCAGCAGCTCACGAATGACGCTGTTGCTGTAGCGCTGGATCAGGAGCTGCTCGCGAGTGAGTCGGTCGACCAGAAGTGCGTTGCTGCTCACAGCCCAGACGCCTCAACTTGCCCCATGATCTCCTCATCGGTCAGCGTGTCATCCACCACTCCTGTACGGCGCAGATACGACAGGATCACCTCGCGGCTGATGACGCCGATAGACTCAAGGCCCATCATCTGTGCCAGCATTTGCGGGTCTACTTGTGACTCGAAGAAGCTGGTGTTCATGCTCACGGCCACATCATCCGCATTAGCCCCGGCGAACTCACATACCCAGCGTAGGCATAGCTCAAGCGCCTCACCACAGTTGCGCACGATGGTCTCAAGCACTGACGTCTCAGCCGCCATGTTCGCCCGTACCGCTTCCGCCGTCTGGTTCGCACCGCCTTCAGTAATTAGCCGTGCTCCGATCATCAGCATCTGTCGTTCCTTGGCTGTCATCGCCTCAAACGCTGCGCTGTTGGCCTGAGCCTGCATCAGTGCAGCAGAGCCGCCGCCGTTAGTGACGATGCCACGACGTGCGCCCATCTGGATGCCGTTCGGGTTCTTCGCGTTCCATTCCTGGTCGGACATTGTGCCGGTGTCGATATGGATCATCGGCTGGCCGTGAACGTAGACACCTTCCTCGTAGTCGGCACTGTTGCGGTAATGGCTGATATTCACAGCTGCCAGGTCGTACAACGTCACAGGATCAACAACCGCATCGTTGTTGACGCTACCAGGCACCACAAAGGGAATCACATCCCATCGGTAACCGTCCGCCTTGCGTGGCTCCATAGTTTCGATCAGCGTACCGCCGTCATCATACAGCTCTTGGACATACGCGCCGTCAACCAGGCGCAGGACGCGATACTGAACCTCGCTGGTGTAGTCGAATCCGTCCTCGGTCGTCTCGCTGATCTCTTGCAGCACCACCAGATCAAGCATGCCGCCGGACAGATGCCAGTTGATGATGCTCTCGGCGGCGTACTCAGTGATAACCGGACGCAGGCCTAGCGCAATCACATCTTCACGGCTCAGCCCTTCCGGCGCAGCAGGGTAGTCCACTAGCAGGCCGTGACGGCCAATACTGGCAACATTGGACACAACAGAACGGGCAAGCTGCACCAAGCTGTTATTGCTGTTGTCGGCATCCTCGCGGATATATTCGATACCGGTCGGCAGATCGACTTCCGGCTCCTTGCGGAAGGCAGCGCCCACCAGCGTGTTGAGTGTCCGGCCAACCACGTTCATGAACAGCGCCCGTTGCAGGTACGCCTGATAACGCGGGCTGTTGCGGTCGTTGTTGTCGGGGTCAGGAATAGGCAGGTAGGTCGGGCCTTTGGCCTTAACGGCGCTCTGGCCTGCAATGCAATCACGGACAGCCGCCCACAGTGGCGCGTGAGCGGAATAGCTGGCGTGGACGGTTGAGACGGGCATTTTGATATCCTACTTGTTGGTTACTGATATTATACCGCAAAACTAATATTTATGTCCATGACCGGTTTTCGTATGGGCATCTCATATGCTATCGGGTAGGTGCTGGCATCATTCTGGTGATCGTTGCCACTTGACTTATCAGGTTCGCCGTTCGTGTCGTATGTTTGCTGTTCAAAACAAGCGGCAACGTCTGGGCACCTTTCGTCATTGACAAACAATCTGCCCTTTTCAAATGCGGCATTCGTGGAGGATATCCTATCTTTTACCGGAGGGTTCTGCGGTTTAAACCGGCACTCAAAACCGAATTCCTGCCGCAAAATTGCGATGTCGGACTCTGCAGCCCCACCCATACGGGTTCTGTTTTTGCCGGAACTGTCCGGATAAACAATTATTTTGCTGCCTGGGTACCTGTCCTTCAACGCCTGAGCCACTGCGGGAGTATTATAACCATCTTTAATTTGATCCACCGCATGAAATGCTTTGTCACGCATAACATAAACAGTTGCAGCCATTTTGTCGATGTTAAAGTCCATGCCAACGAAGATTGGCTCACCGAACTTCACCACTTCCTTGCTCCTGTGTTTTGCGCGGTCATAACTGCGGTACACGGTCCCAGAAGTCAGGTTCACAAACTGACCTTCTAAGTAAGCACTTATTAACTGTTGAGGGTACGTCTCAATTAAAGATGGTATGTAATCAGGCGGCAAAAATTCCTCGTTTTCGTAGGTACTTGCCTGTACCATTGAATAACTGGGGGTCGGGTCTTTCGCAAACTGATGATACACAAATTTGAAACCCTCTGGTGTTGTTGTGACACCAATGGAGTTTTCAACACCAGGAATCACCAAACGCATTCGAGCAATGATTTTGTTCCAAGCATCTTGCGCCTTTTGACGCTTCAGCACATCTATTTCATCAACAAGTGCTCTGCTGATTTTGAAACCCACTATAGATGCGGGGTTGTCCATTGAGCGGCATATAATGGTACCATAATAAACGTTACCGCGATAAATACCGACCTCCTTGTCTCCGGACTTAATCACTGTCCGGAAGCCCATCATTTCCGCAGCTTCACTGAAGGTTGGATAGAAAATGTCGCGTATGGCCGGGTATGTTGGTCCGAAATATCCCTGCACCGTTCCTGGATGCTTACAGCAGAATATCAATAGGTCCAGACACCCAATAAAGGTTTTCCCGGACCCGAAACCACCAACATACGCTCGGTATTTGGTGTTGAGTCCGCTAAGGAATACACTCTGTGGGTTACTTAACCTCAGGTCGGCCATTTGTCACCTTGACATCACGAAGAGGCTCCCGCACTTCGAAACTGATCTCCAGCTTCTGTGCCTGCTCTTCATCCTCCTCTTTCCCTTTGGGGTTATCCAAACCTAGGATCTTTGCCTTCCCCATTGTTGCTGACACCATCGGTGATGGTTGCTCAATACTTTTGGCCAATTGCCTGGCTTCTTCAAGCTCGGCCAATAAATCATCTACTTTCATGTTGTGTCTCCTAGCATGTTCGGCCTGTACGTCTTGAATAAACGCCACCACCTTGGGGTTCCTGAATGCCACCTTAGTCCTAGTGTATAACGACTTATTCCCATAGTTACCACGGCCATATGCATGAACATAAGCGGCTGTCTTTTCTCCATGCTCCATATAATAGTAAGCCATCCTAGCCTGCTTCGGGTTTAGGTGGTAGGTTTTTTGTGCCTCCTCTATGGAGACTTCTAGCGGGACATTTCTAGGCATATGACAATTATACCACACAGACGGGTTCCGCACCATGACAAATGTCGGTTACTTCGTAGCGTTGCTTTTTTATAAACCGGAAAAAATTGTCAACGACAGACAGTTTTTTTAGGCCATTCTACAACTGCAACAATTCTACAACACTATCAGAAACACCGTAAAACGGGAACTTTTATGTAGAATGAACTGTAGAATACGAAAAAACACCAACACTACAATTCTACATGGTGTTGCCCCCCAAAAATTGTCATTCTTTGACAATTTTTCCAAGTCTATAAAAAAGTTAACGAGAAGAAGGAAAGGAAAGGCCATTTTATTGGCCTCTGCGCCGAATAGCTATGTTAGTGGGGATTAATATAAAGAGAGCCAAGGAAGACGCCTTCTCTTGGCTCGGAAAGGTGTCTGTGGTGCGGGTTACTTCTTGGCGGACCTGCGGAGGTAGTTTCCGATATTCATTCGCTGCATCCCGTGATTCAGGTGGGAGTATTTCGCTCTCAATTCTGACTCTGGGGTGTCTGTGTGTTGCGACACTATTTCATATGCCTCATCTAAATCTTTACCCATCAGAAGTTGCGCAACAGAATCACCATTACATTTGCTCTTGCGCCCGTTTGCAGTCACCCCGGTGACATACCTGGCCGCTATTTCGGGATCTACCACACCATTTTTAGGAGTGGTGGATGTATTTTCCTCGTCTTCGGCGGCATCTTCCTTGGACAGCTCCAATTCTGCCTGTACATCAGTGTGGGTGACTTCTGCTGCGGCTTCCAGAGCCTCCGTGAGGGCTTCCTCGTATTCCTTCTTGGAAGATTTGAACACCTCGGAGCGGACCATTTTCACAATTTCGGAGCCGTCAGCCGGGTTAAAGGTGATGAACTTATCATCAAAACCTGTGATTCTGCCGAATACCCAATCACCTGTCCCTGTGACATCAGCCTGAACGTAACCACCGACACTTGCTCTTTTCAATGCTTTCATTTCTCTATCCTCTATCTCATTAGGTGTGGCCAACCCGACCACACCTTTATTATACCATGGGTGTTCTATTTTGTCAATACCTTAAGCTGTTTCCAGTGCCAGCGCAACAAAATCTTCGAACTGGATTTTCTGCAACCGGTCATTGAAACCCTGGTTCAGGCGGCTCTGTTGTGTCAGCAACCAGACCAGCTCCAGACGTTTAAGCTTTCTGACCGCATCGATTGCGTCTGTTTTGTTGCCGTTTTTCCAATTCGCGATGATTGCGGAAAGCTTGATCACTGTTGACTGTTTCATTTCTCTATCCTCTATTGTGTCATCTCTATAGTTTTATTATAGCAGACCATGGGAACCCTGTCAATACTCAAATAAAAAGACGCCCGCACAGCGGCGGGCTAATGACCAGGGTACCATCACTAATGGCACTTACATTTTAACACGAGGTACTAAATTGTACCATTCTTTGTGATAATAAATCCCACCTTGATCCGAGTAGTACCAAATGGCATCCTCGTGACCTTTGATAAACTGACCAGGACCGAATCTACCAACTTTCGTTGGCCATTCTTTGAGTTCATCCCTAAGAAAGGAAAGGATTTTGTCGTTAGGAATCACTAACCAGGATCTTAACAAAATAGGATCTATTGATTTCCCCTGAACAAACAGAGGGTTGTCTATTGTGTCAGTGTCAAAGTGATCTTTTGATCTAACCAACCAGGTTCTATCATCATCACCGACTAGGACATAACACGGTACTCCAGCATCTTCCTTTTGTTTTGCCCATCTGCGCTGATTTGGCCTCCAGTCCTTCAAATCAGAGCCAAACTTCAATTCGATAAAACCAATATTCCCCAGCACATACATAACATCCGGGAAACCCACTTCCGATGTTTTCAGTTCAATTCGATGGTATTGGGCGTCGGTCTTATCCAGCGCCCTTTTCAGTCTTTGCCAAATACGCTGTTCTGGTTTCATTGTGTGGCCTCAGTTTATTACAATTTAACGGAAAACGGCCCGAAGGCCGTTATCAGAGTTTCCTCATCTTCCGCTCAATCTTAGCACGCTCCAGCGCATTGCTCACAGCGACAAGAAGCCACACTGGCAGATACCAAGGAATGCCGAAGCCGATCAGCATGCTAAGCAGAGTCAGCACCAGGTGCAAAACGTGACTCGTTTCATAGTGGGCCATCCGTTGGGCTAGGATGAGTTGTTCGGTGGTGTTCATGGTTGTAACTCCTTGGCTTGCTGTGCTCTGGGTTAGGCGTCAATAGTCGTAGAAACCTTCCACCTCTTTACCGTCCTGATATACGGCCCCCTCGTGCGGCTGTAAACTGATAACGGCTTCTTCGTTGTTAGCGCTGACATCGTGCCGGTATATATCATCGCCGTTACCGCCATACCTGCACGTCAAACATTTTCCGTCTGGCAGCGTTGCCTCATAGGTGAAGATGTATTTGTAGTAGCTTGAAAACTTCACCTTCACACTACCGTATTTGTCGTAAAACTCTTGTCTCGTCATATCGTCCTCCGCAGTCGCGACCTAACGTTGCATGGTAGCGGATAAACCGCTGCATATATGGTTTTTTGCTCCAGCTGTCGCAAGAGCTAGAAGTGCTTTCTTCACGGCTGCACCCCCTTGGCTTGTTGGCGAAGTTGGTTGGCGTATTCCCTGATACACTCGACGTAGATAACTTCACCTTCTAGCGTTTTATGGGCGCACTCATTGATTGCCCGTTCAATCACCTCGGCATCATGATCAGCCATATGGCGTATCAGGTCGTGGTGATTATCTCTGTATGGTTTCAGTGCCTCGACCTCCACTGCCAGTTGATCGCGCTCTTGCTTCATCTCTCCCCAGTTCTCGCAAGCCGTTCGAGCGGCCGCCTGCTCCCGTTCCAGTTCCACATAGAGCTGTTTCGCCAAATACCACGGGGTCCAGTACCCGTCTTTATGCGGTACCGAACGTGGCCTGCGCGGGCCGTTCTCGCGCAAAATGTAGCGAGGAAGCTCTTTCGGCCAGTCTTCACCTGGTATCGGCGGTATCTCGGGTTTCAGACCGCGCAGGTTTGTGACTTCAATCTGCAAGTGTGCGATCTCTGTTTTCAGCTGATCGCGCTCATTCTCAAGTTCTTCAATGTAAAATTGGTTCTTAGCCTCTAGCTCTGCTTGTGCAGTCATGTATTCCTGCAACCGCTCCACCTCGTCACATAGCGCCGTGATCGTTTTCATCTGCACCGCAGGCCAGCCGTCAGGCTGATGGTCTTCAGCCATCACGCGGCACGTCGCGATTACGTGATCCATCTCGTCATCCGCCATGTCCGTCATTTCATCTTTTTTCATGGTCTCTAATCCTTCCTATTTCGCACCCTAAGCGCGTTTTAGTCTAACCCTAGCAAACACACCTGTTAGCCTCAAACGCCCTAATAACCGCCTCTGTGACAGCCTCAGAGTACAGTTCCTCCTCAGGTATGCCATCAACCGGCTCAACGGTGTATTCAATCTCGGTAAAGCCGTGGTAGTCATCGGCTGACACCCAGCTGTACGTGTTAGGCTCTTGGTGCCAGTAGTGCGTCACCGTCACGGTTATTGGTACTTCATGGCTAGGGTGCTGGATGGTGATTTTGTGGTTCATCGTCCCGCCTCCAGTTTGTCCCGCAACTCAACCAGCATCCTGACCGCATAATCAATATCCAGCCCGAGCTGTTTCGGGTCAGGCTGATCACCACCGCCGTGACGCCGCCAGTAGTTAGCCGACTTGAGCCGTGCAACGACGTCATCCAGCTCGTTGCGGTTGTTCAGTTCGTCTGACAAGTTCATTGTTCGCACTCCCGTTCGGCCAGCATGGCGTCGGCCATTGAGTATGACCACTTAGCCATATCACAGAACGCCATATCAACCTGAGAATCAGATACTAATCCCTGCATAGCCTTAGCCGCAAAATAATCCCGCAGCGTCATGCCTTCGGTCAGCCCTGCCGGAAATGCACTCGGGTTTCTTGGTTTGTTGTTCATCTCAATTCTCCTATTTCAGCACTTTATCCAATGTAGTCGGGTCATCAGACAAGAGACTGTCTAAAAGAGCCAGGGCATCTTCGTCTTTTATCTTCACTACTATACTGGCCATCACCTGCT